TGATTTAATATTGTTATATCAAAAATCCTATTGACGAAGTTTCCTATCGGGTCACTTGCTTTAACAGTTTTACTATAAGTCGTATTGGATGATATTGACGCTGTGGTAACAGCACCAGTAATAGCACCTGCACTACTTATAGAAGTTCCTGGCGGTAAATCCCCAGAAATCCCAGCATATGTAACTGTTTGTCCAGCATCTACATCGGTTGCTACAACAGTAAGCGCAAGTGTTGCATCTTTGGCAAATGACCCTAACGACCCTGCCGCAGTAGTCCACACTGGACTAGCACCCGTAGAAACAACTGCTGCTAAGTCTACCACGACTGTACCAGATGTGTGTCGAATAGTTAGTGGTCCATTGGCAACAGTAAATGCTTGAGGTGTGACTGCTACAAGTTGTGTGGTGCTGGTGAAAGAAGTAGAACTTGCCCTGTGGACTGAAGAAGTATCTGCTGTAACGAAATCAATAACATCACCAACAACAAAACCTGTTCCGTTTATCGTAATAGATTGTCCAGTGTTACCACTATAACTTGTCGGTGTGACTGATGATAAAGTTGCTGGAGTTTTTCCAGAAAACTTATCCCATTCAGTGCCATCCCAAATATAACCCATCTTTAATGCAATATCAAACGCCATGTCACCTACATCATTTCCGCTTGAGGGAAATGCCGCATAATTAGCGTATGTGGTGACTGACGCACCTCCACCAACTGGAACCCATGCGCTACCATAATAAACGTATAAAATGCTGGTGTCTACCGCATATCCTTGATCACCAGCAGTATTTCCAGAACTAGGAAATGCCGCAAGATTTGCATATGTTGTGGTAGACCCAGCAGCACCTGCAGCACCTGCATCACCATCAGTACCAGCAGTCCCAGCAGGACCAGATACACCAACCCATTGAGAAGATGTACCATCGTCATAATAAACAAACAATGCCCCAGTTAATGAATTATACCATAATTGACCATCAACTGGGTTTGCTGGGGCGTTGTCAGAAGTACTTCCTATATTAGAAATCTGATCTTTCCAGATACCCTTACTAGAGTTGTAAACATACGTAAGACCGCCAATAATGACAGTTTGATTATTAGTAGGACTTGCTGGAAAATTTGCTTTTGCCATTTTATGATCTATTCTTTCTTATAGTAACTATCCAATATAGTTTTACAAATATGAACAGACTCATCATAACCTTTTCTGAATCGGTTTTTAACATGCCCATTATCTCTAAACCATATAAGGTTATTTATATGTCCAATTTTTTTATCTTTGGGAATTTCTAAGTTTTCTATGCAATTTTCGTATTGATATCTTAAATTTAGTAACGATGCGACAGATTTCATGTAATAACCTCGTATAATTCTTTCCAATTTTCGTATCTAGGGATAGAGGATTCTTTGTTATGGTCATGTGCTATAAGGACAGAATCTAAACCAGCATCACAACCATCTACAGCATTTTCCATTTTATCTTCGACCCAAAGGAGACCACTGTCTTTGTAGTTCCAAAGTTCTTCATCCTTATCATCACCAACGTCGAGGAATATATACTTTTCAAAAGCGGTTTTACCAAACAATCTCTCAGTGTTTTCGATGCGAAGTTTCCCTGCATACAAGTCTTTAGATAAAGAAGTTATCATATGAAATACATATCCATGTTCTTCATGGAGTTTCTTAACATATTTAATAGCATCTCGTAATGGTGGCAAATAACCAATCCTAGAAGATTCGTTAAACTGTCTCACTAGTCTACGTTTCTTAACATCTCCTATGCTGTATTTTTTTGCCATGTTGTAGGAGTGTTTATATGCACTATCTACAACATAACCATTATCAATCATCCATTCGCTAAATGATCGTTCCCAATCCATAAGGACTCCATCGCAGTCCGTAAGAATAATTTTATTCATAATATACCTTTTCATTAATTTTATACAGTTAGTTTATAATATTATAAAATCGTATCATTATCCTCATCTTCAAGTTCATCAATACCATCAAAAAGAACATAATTTATATTATCTCCACTTAGATTAAATCTTGCTCTTTCTTCAACCTCACGGATTCTAGTATCTTTGTTTTGAGATTGATTTTTGTTTCGGTCACGTTTTTTGTTTCGTGGATCATATCTACCGAATTTTGCCATTTTATTTCATCTTGCTCCTATGAAAATATTTTATTTAAGGTTTGTGGTCCAGCAACCCCATCGGGAGTGCAATCGTTTTCTTTCTGCCATGCGCGTAGCGCATCTTCCGTACCAGAACCAAAATGCCCATCGGCGTTGATTCCTAATGCCTCTTGTAATTTTTTAACAGTATCACCCTTTGACCCCTGTCTAATCAAACTGTAGGTTACATCATCATTATCATCATCTGGTTCCCAGTGTCCACCAAGAACTTCTAACGCATGTGCATAATGCTTCTTACGATCTGCGAGACCAATAGTACCACCATTAATACGTTTCGTCATTCTTACAATATCGTCGTTATCACAATACTTATTAATATTATTTGTTTTCCAAAACCAACACGCACTTTCGATTGCGCCCGGTCGTGTTCTAACAAAGTCGGTTGCTTCTTCAGCAGTCATATCTATAGTCTTACCAAACTCAGTGTAGTTGTAACGTCCTGTGAGTTGCAGAATGCCACCACCACGAAATCTCCAACCATCACCAGATGCAGTATCTCCATTGTCCATTCGACCAGCATAAATGCGATTTGCAATCTTTTCTGGTTGACGATGATATCCTTCAGCATCTACTCCAGCGCGTTTGAAATATTTACCGAAGATAGCATCAAGTGCTTTAGATGAATAATTCAGATTTTCAGTAATAGTTTTGTAATTTGCGCTTTCATGTGCAGTCTGTGCTAGAAATCCCGCTACACGATTTGGTGTTGTGATCTCATATTTTGGAAAGCAGTTTTGCATAGCATTATACCACTCCCCAGAATTATCATTGCGAAGTATTTCTTTAACTTGTGCTTCTGTAAATTCAAAATCCATCTTGTCCGTACTCCCTTGTGTTTTCTACTTCCACAACAAAATTTTCATACCCACCAACGTGATTACCATTCCAAAATATTTGTGGAACTGTAGGAACTGATCCTATCTTTTCTAGTAGTTCTGTATAAATGTCCAAATCTGTTGCATCTTTATATTCATATCTCAAATTATATTTTTGCGCTAAGTCTACTGATTTATCACAATATCCACATTTAGGTTTTCCGTAAATTTCAATCATCTTCTTTTTCCCAGATACAATATGCCCCATAAAAAATTGCCCCATATGCTGCTAGTTTAGCAAGTGGACCCGCAATGAGAACGATAACACCAAGAACAATCAATACAGCACCATTCCAAGAAGTTTTTTCTCCGATTTTACTTGCAATCCATTTCTTAATCATATTATTCTCCTTAAAGGTTTAACATTTCCTTTGTCATTATATAGTCACGAACTAAATCAGACCTAACAATATCTTCCCATCCAAAATTGACAATACGAAAAGTGCTCATTTGTTCAATAATATTCACAAATTTAATAATGCCATCACTCTCATCTTTAAATTTGAAATCGGTCTGCTTATGGTCGCCACAAAAAATAACGCGACAATCTTTACCAATGCGAGTAATAACAGAATCTAATTCATGAAAGTTTAGGTTCTGCATCTCATCAATAACAACAATTGCTTGATCGAATGTACAACCTCTTAGGAAAGATGTTGTCTCGAATTGTATTTTATTTGCAGTTTTCATTTTATTGTAGGCACCTTCAAACCCAAACAATTCGGAACACACTAGACGATATGGTGCTTCATATGAGGATTCCTTTTCCTCTTTAGTTCCTGGCAAAAACCCTTGATCGCGAGTCGTTACTGCTGAACGAAGAACGATAATTTTGCGATAGATATCTGGATCGTTTAGCATTGCCTCTAACGCAAGATATAATGCTATGAATGTTTTCCCAGTACCAGCACTTCCTGATAATATTAAGTTTAATTCCTCATCCCAATAATCAAACGCAAGACGTTGATTGTGAGTGATTGGTTCTATTTCTTCAAGTTCATCTATATTGACGGTGAGTGAATTATTTTTTTTCATGTTTTTATAGTATTACCAATTCCAGAACCTTTTTTGGTTCGCTTCATTAAATCTTTAAATCCGTCAGGAGTTTTCCCAAACATGTCTTTTACACCACCAACTAAAAGTGGTGACGATAGACCTTGGACTAATTCAGAATTTTTTAACATTTCTTGCAATTCTGAATAACTACAGTCCACTTGGTATTGCTCTTTTGTCGTTATATTTTTTATGGTATAATTTGGCATATTCCCTCCAAAGACTTTCACTATATCTATAAGAGTTATTATACCATAAAAAAATATTTTGTCAAGCGGTTACGCCACCTTGACTCCCTTTGTAGTAATATAATTGTCCAAATATTGTTTTTTTGCTTTAATTTTCTTTACAAGATCAAGTTTACCTTCAGACTTTAATTTATTAACGAACATTTGAAGTTGTGCGCTGTCTTGTTGTAGTCTTTGAAGTTGCTGATTGGACATGAGGTTCTCCTTAAAGTAAAATAACTGGACACTCTAAAAGAGCGACCAGCATTACAGATATTTAAATTAGTGTGGAAATCATAATTAGGGTTTAACTAATAATTTCGGAAATGCTTCTTGAACGACTGATTTTGGTACTCCTGTTATTGCTTTTTTGTTTGTCATTTGAATAACCAGTTTGGCATCGGATGGATGTATAGATTCTAAAAGTTTAATGAATAACATCTCTCTTTTCGCTTTAGGTAACTTATCGCCTTCGAGACCAGATACAAAATATTTGAATTGTCTATTTTGTCTAAGTAGGTTTGAAGCATCATTGTAACCGTCACTTGGTTGATGTGGCGGTTCCCCTTTGGGTACGTTCCATACAACCAATTTATCATACGTACCTCTTAGAATATCTCGCAAGGCAGCAGTATTATTTCTATGCAAAATCTTAACTTTTTCTGGATTTGATTTTGCTTGCCTTGCTTCACTAATAACTTCATGAACTAACTTCACCATTTTATATAAACTCCTGTACACATTCAAGTAATAATCTGCATCTTTTAGATACCAAATATGGAAACACTTTACCCTTGTTAGAGCAAGGGTCTTGTGCTTCGTATGTATTTATAATTTCTTCTTGGATTTTTTGAGGTGTTTCAGTTAAATCTATAAGTTTTTTATTCCTACAATAGTTTCTGTACGTTTCCTCATTCATCACAGATTTTAAATCATCCACTTTCATCCAACCATCAATCTTTTTTTGTGTCATTGGTGTCTGACGAATTCCATCTGGAAATGCATTGTCTGGTGATAAGATATTTGGAACCTTATCACTCTTACATCCCCTAAAAATATGCTCCATTAAAGTTATCTTGGCATTTTTAGTTTCCAAATGTTTTTTAGTAACTGGAGAATATTGTTTGATGTTCGAATGTTTCTGCAATTGAACAAAATCTTTATCTGATGAAATAATCATCACATCTTCATGCTTTCCAAACTCTTGAGTTTCTAAGGCAATCTTAGCAATAACGTCATCTGCTTCGCAACCCCAAACACGCATAGTTTTGTATGGAAAGTTTTCGGTTATTTCCATAAAAATCATATTAATAATTCTGAATGCCTCTTCCCAATCAATCGGGGATTCGTCACGCGACTTTTTACGTCCCAATTTATATTGGGGAAAAATATCCTTGCGCCAGTTACCACCCCCATCAGCAACAACGACAATCTCACCAAATTGCTTCTTATATTTACATCTGTACATTCTAATCGAATTCAAGATCATGTGGCGAATAATATTCTCATCCAAAACCATTTTTTGTGCCATAATATTAGAAATGGCAACGCCACTGTAATCAATCAAAATCATAATATTCTCCGTTTAATTTAAAATCAGTATAACATACTTTATGCTATCTGTCAATCCTCAATTACAACCTTACCTTCGTACAATAGTTTTTGCCGATTTGCTAAATGAGCAGTTTCAACATCTGCTTTGTTTTGACCGAAATACTTAACAGCATAACCTTCTTCAACTAGGATGCCTGTAACTCTAACATTTTGCTCATGCGACCCGCCAACTTTTCTTTCAATCAAAAAGTCACCAAGTACTCTGCCGAATTTACCTTTTTTATCTTCACCAGATTTATCTATTTCTGTTTTAAGAATTTGAATTGATCCAACAGGCAATAGTTCTTTCAATCGTACTTTACTTGCCAAACCGAACTGTTTTTCAACCAAGTCTCTAGTGCGAGATTCTGGTGTATCAATCCCCATCATTCGCACTCTTTCTTTATGAACCCAGATACCAAATCCCAGATCAATATCAATGTCTACTGTGTCGCCATCAACGACTCTTAGAATTTTACATTTATATTCATACATTTTTTGGACCTTTATTTAAGTGAATTTTAATTGCTTCTTTTTGTTTTTTTATAATTTCTGCTTGATTTTCAAGTTCTAAAAATTGTTTATCAGTTTCATTTAAAGATTCTGTTTTCGGAAATTCTAAAATATTATTCATCATATTTTTCCTCTCACATGTTTTGAGTGTATTTTCATTCCTATGAACTCATTGTAATATTTATCACTTAGAAGAACTTCTTTATCGAATTGCTCTTTTGCTTCAAAATAACTCATAACGCCTTTAGATTTACATAACCTAATAATATCTCTTTTGAACCTAGACGAACCTTCATTTTCTACAAGGAGTTTTACCTTTTCATTTGATCCATAGTAATTCATCCAATCACTTTGAACCCGTTTAATTCTTTTTCTTTTTTTCCCTTTCAATGGCGGCAATTTTTTAACAGACCAAAATAGTTTTTTACCAATATATTTTTTATCGTTTACTAAATCTGTAATTTCATAAACGAAACCAACCCAAGGTTCTAAATACTCTGGGGTTGGTTCGAAAACTTTATTTTCAAATGACCACACTATTCTTCATCATCATCTTCTGTGTGTAAGTCTATAGGACTCCCGCACATGGGACAACTTTCTGGTTCAGCATCGGTATCACCATTTAAAACTTCCACTTGTGTTTGATATTGACAAAGTGGGCAGTCAATGTAAAATGTTTCTTTTCTTGCCATGTGTTTAACCCTCGCATGATGCACAAGTCATAATATCACGTACTAATTCTTGTGCTGGGTTTGCAGAACGCTGATAGTAAAATGTTTTAACTCCCAGTTTCCAACCCTCTATTATTAATGAATTTACATCTTTTGCCGAAACGTCTGGATGTATGAGTATATTTAGCGATTGAGATTGATCAATATATTTCTGCCTAGCACCTGCTTGCTGGACAATTGATAGTGGAGTGATCTCACTAAATGTCTTAAATACATCCTTTTCCTTATCAGTCAGAAAGTCTAAGTGTTGAACTGAACCTCCACGAATAAGAATTGATTTCCAAGTTTCGTCATTATCCTTTCCATGATCATGCAAAACACCTTTCAGATGTGGATTGCGATATGTAAACTTACCTTTTGCCAAATCTTTCGTGAAATAGTTAGATGCTAGTGGTTCAATAGATGGTGATACTTGCCCCAAGATAAATGAGGATGATGTGGTAGGAGCAATAGCAGTTCTCGTAAGATTTCTTTGACCTGTACCAAGCATACCTTTTGGTTCACCATATTCAACCGCCAAGTCTTGTGACGCTTCTAGTGAACGATCATCAATAAACTTGCTAATTTTAGTGGTCAACATATGCGCTTCAAATGATTCAAACGGGATCATTTTCGATTGTAAATACGTATGCCACCCAAGTTGACCAAGACCTAACGCTCTCCAATGAGTTGCGAAATTATATGCAGAGTGCATGAATTGAATATCTTTTGTTTTCTCACAATATTCTTCCATCACAGCATCAAGAAACCAAATCATCGTTTCTACCGCATCAGTGTTTTCCCAATCATCAAATGTTGCACAGTTCATTGATGCTAGATTACAAACAAAAGACCACTCATCACTTGACGGTAAACAGATTTCACTACATAGGTTAGACGCCCAGATGGAGATATTCTGATCTTTTAGAACTTGTGGTTTGTTCTCGTTTACAGTATCGCTAAAGAATAGATAGGGATATCCACTCTCACGGCGCTTACGCAATACTCTTGCCCAAACAGTTCTCTTATCAGAGTCCCCGTCAATCATGGAATGCATCCATTCATCACTGATACACACGCCAAGTGACAAGTGCATAATTGAGGAACCCTCTTCCCTACATTCAAGAAACTCCATGATATCAGGAGAATCAATAGGCATATATGCTGCAAACGAACCCCTTCTAACTGAACCTTGTGCAACAACGTCAACTTGAGTTTCAGTCAAATTCATAAAGTGAACTGGACCATCAGCAGTGCCACCAGATTTGATTGGTTCGCCTCTGGAACGAATGGCACCAAAGTAACCAGATGTACCAGCACCCATTTTTGTCTGCATTCCTACTTCCGCATTTTTCATCAAGATCGACGCCATGTCATCTTCAATGTAGACACCATTACATGAAATAGGGAGTCCTTTTTTAGTACCAAAGTTT